AGCTCCAGAGCAGTCACGAAACGCCCGAAGAAATGCGCGAGGCGCTCGCCGTCAACGACCCGTCCACCGGAACGGCTGTTGAAGACGCGCCCGCGCCACCGCAGCCCGAGCCGCCGACACCGCAGCCGCAGCAGCCCGAGGGCGAGCGCGATCCGAAGACTGGCCAGTTCAAAAAGCCGCCGAAGCCGCGCAACGATGTCCAGGCCCGGATCGATCAAGCGATCAAGAGCCAGCGGGACGCGGAACGCCGTGCTGAAGCTGCTGAACGGCGCGCGCAGGAACTCGAAGCCGCCCGCAAGCCGGAGACGCCACCGCCGCAGCCAAAACCGCCCCAACCGCCTCCTCCACCGCAGGCTGCGGCGGATCCCGACGATCCCGAACCGGATCCCGAAAATCTCGCGGTCTATGCCGATGGGCAATTCGACCGCAAGTACCTGAAGGATCAAGCGCGCTGGGAAGCCCGGCAGGAATACAAAGCGGCCGAACTCGCGCGGCAGCGGTTCACGGCGGAACAGGCGCGTACCCGCGAGCTCGAGACGCACGCCACCAAGTTCACCGAACGCCTCACGGCGGCCGATGCTGAGGATCCAGGGTTCATGGACCGCGTGCATCCGAAGCTGGCCGGCGCCAAACCGATCAGTGCGCTCGCGCCGGGCGAACGCCCGACGTTTGCCAATTTCCTCGCTGAACAGGTGTTTCGCTCGGAGCATCCGCGCGATCTGATGCTGCACCTGTCGGATGAGGCCGAAGTTCAGCGCCTCGCCACGCTGCCCCCGGATGACGTGATCCGGGATCTGGCGAGATTTGAAGCCCGCCTCGGTGCTGCCTCTCCTGCGGCTCCAGCACCGTCGGTGGCCGTCAGTCATGCGAAACCCCCGATCCAGCCGCTCGGGAGTTCGCCACACGCGGCCGATCCGACCGAACTCTCCGACGATCTCCCGATTGAAGAATGGATCAAGCGGGGGAACGCGAAAGATCGGGCGAGCGGCCGCCGGTAAGAAGGCGGCACCGTGGCCAATACCATCGCGACGCCGACTTGGGTCACAAACGAGGTGGCCCGCGGCTACGTCAACAAAGTTGTCTTCGTCAACAACGTCAACCGCACCTATGACGACCGCTTCCGCGTGGGCGGCGCCAAGGTGGGGAATACCGTGCTCGCCCGGATGCCGCAACGCTGGGCGGTCATGGACGGGCAGGCGCTTCAGCTCCAGCCGATTCTGGATCAGACGGTTCCGATCTCACTCACGAACCAGAAGCAAGTCGCGTTCGGGTACTCCAGCGCGGAGAAAACGACCGAGCTCGACAACATCCGCGAACGGCTGGTGAATCCGGCCGCGGAATCCCTCGCCAACGGCGCGGACGTGCTCGCGTTCAACGCGGTCTACAAGGACGTGTACAACGCGGTCGGCACGCCTGGCACCACGCCATCGGCGCTCCTGACCTTCCTCCAGGCCGGTGTGAAGCTCACCGATCAGAGCGCACCGACCAGCGGACGGATTGCGGTCCTCGATGCGATGGCGCAGGCGACGATGGTCAACACCACGTCGCAGCTGTTCGCGCTCGGCGGGGCGGTGGGGAAGAACTACCGCGAAGGGCAGTTCGGCGGGCCCGCGCTCGGGATCTCCGAGTGGTACATCGATGCCAACCGTCCAGTCCATACGACCGGGACGTTTACGGCATCGACGCCAGTCGTGAATGGCGCCAACCAGACGGGCGCGACGCTTGTCACCTCCGGCTGGGCCTCCGGTGCCACGTCCTTGAAGAAAGGCGACGTGTTCACGGTGGCCGGCGTCAACGGCGTGAATCCGTTGTCGTACCAGTCGACGGGCCGTCTCCAGCAGTTCGTGGTGACCTCGGATATTTCCGACACCACGGGCGCGATGACGATTGCGATCTCGCCGTCGATCATCACCTCGGGCTCACTCCAGACCGTGGACGCATCGCCGGCCAACAGCGCGGCGATTACGGTGTGGAGCGCGAACCCGGCGGGCGGCACGCTCGCCACCACCAACTCGCCGCAGTCGTTGATTTTCCATCCTGACGCGTTCGCGTTCGTGATGGCGGATCTCGATGAGCCGGAAGGCGGCGCGAAGTCGACGTTTGTGCGGTCGAAAGCCCTGGGCTTCTCGATTCGTATGGTCAGCCAGTACCAGATCGGGACGGACCAGAACCCGAGCCGTCTGGACATTCTGATTGGCGCGGCGACACTCCAGCCTCGGCTGGCCGTCCGCGTGGTCGGGTAAGCGAGGACATCATGGCCAAAACCACCACCACGCTCTCCTCGGCCGTTGCGGTCAACGACACCTCCATCGTCGTCGCGTCGGCGACAGGTTTTGCCGCCGGCAGCGTCATCGTGATCGATCAGGAGGTGATGAAAGTCACCCAACCGTACAGCTCAGGCACCACGATCGGTGTCCTGCGTGGACGGGACGGCACCGCCACCGCGGCGCACAAGAGCGGCGCGATGGTCACGGCGATGCTGGCGAGCGATCTGCCGACGCCGTTGGCGCCGCAGTCGTTCGTCCAGTATCACACGCAGAAACCCAACGTGCGGACGTCGTACAGCGCGTCGGGGGCGATTACGTTGCCGCAGCCGGGCGCGGATGCGACGGCGATCCTCAACGGCACGGGTGCCTTGGCGATGACCGTGGCGGCGCCGACCGCCGACATGGACGGCTCGCGGTTGACCATCTCCGGCAACGGCAAGGCGGCACACACCGTCACCGTGGCCGGCGGCCTCGGCTTGGTGGGCGCCACCGCGGACGTGCTGACGTTCTCGGCCACGCAGCAAATGGCGGTGGAACTCATCGCGTCGGGCATCTCGTGGCAGGCCACGGGCAGTGTGGCTGGCGCGGCGACGATCGCCGGTGCGGGTATCGGCTAATCGTCGCGATCAGACCGGGACGCGCGTCGCTCCCTTCATGGCGGGGCGCGTCCCGATGTTTTCTTTGTGCTGAACAGGAGCCGACATGGCCAAAGTGGAAAAGACCGACGCCGAACTGACCGACGACGCCGAGAAGGCGAATGCCGCCGCCCCGAAAAACCCCGCCGATGCCGCACGGGGGCGCCACGCGAAACTCCTGAAGGACGGCACGGTCGCCGACCGGCAAGCGGAGATCGCGAAACTCCAGGGCGAGATCGAGGAACTCCAACGACCGCCACATACCGAGTTCCCGAAGATGAAGTACCACGCGGATCAACCCGCGACCGTCGTCAATGACGCCGAGCAGGAAAAGAAACTCGGGTCCGGCTGGGTGGATTCGCTCGCGGATCTGCCGGAGACGAAAGCGCGCGCCAAGGGCAGTGCCGCAACCAGTGGAGCGGCGAAGGTGGCCCACGACGAGACGGCCGCAGGACGAGGGCGGTAATGGGCGTCCAGATCAGTCCGGATTCTCTGCTCGGGAAAGAACTCCGCAAGTGGAACACGCCGAAGAATCGGCTCGTGGACGGCGACGCGATGCCAGGCGATCCGCTGTTCGGCGTGTTCGGACACGGCGCCGCGGGCTACGAAGAGTACCCGCGGATGCTTTACCGGGCACTCCCCACACGCACCGGGAAAGTGGTGTGTCTGCAAGCGCCGCCCGATCCGTTGTTCTACGACACCCAGCCTGAGTACGACCGCGCGGTGCAGGAGGTCGAGCAGTTCAACAAACGGTGCACGCTGATCGTGCAGGAAGAGTCGCAGCACCGCCGCGCGCTAACCGATGGGTGGCGCAACTCCGTGACCGACGCGCTCGAGCAATACGAGAAAGAGCAACGCACGATCGGCAACCTCGCCGCCGAGCGCGCCTATACCGATCAGCGGATGAGTGCGAAGGCGCAAGCGGAGATGGCGGCGGCGGAAGCGGAGACACACGAACATCTGCCAACGCTCAAAGCGCCGAAGAAACGGCCGTATCGGCGCAAGGTGACGCCGACACCGACGGAGTGAACCGATGGACGTTCCGTATAACCGCGCGGTGCCGATCGTGACAAGCGATACGGTCAATATCGTGGACCCGGCGCGCGATCCATTGCCCGATGCGATCTATGTCGGGGGCGCGGGTGTCGTGGCGGCGGTGTTTCAGGACAACACGGTCGTGAACTTCACGGCGGTGGCGGGCGAGATGCTGCCGATCCGAATCAAGCGCGTCAACAGTACCGGGACCACCGCCACGGTCATGGTGGCGTTGAGCATGGTCTGATGTCGACGGGCAATCCGAGCTTCACGGTCGAATCGCTCGGCCATGTGTGGAACGGGTCCGCGTGGGTGCCGGCGTCGCCTGCGGCTGGTGGTGGGGCTGGGGATGCGAGCGCCGCGAATCAAGTTACCGGCAACGCGTCGCTGGCCTCGATTGACAGCAAGCTCACGGCGCCGGTGGCGGTCAGTGTCGGGAACTGGCCGCTCACGCAAACGATCAGCGGCAATGTCGGCGTGGTCGGTGCGGTCGAGATCGTCAACGACGTCGGAAACGCGATTCCGGTCAACGGGAGCGTGGGGGTGAACAATTTTCCTGCCACGCAGCCGGTGTCACTCGCGAGTGTCCCGAGTCATCCGGTCACTGGCACGTTCTGGCAAGCGACACAGCCGGTGTCGGTGGCCTCGATGCCGAGTACGCCGGTGACCGGGACATTTTGGCAAGCCACGCAACCGGTCAGCGCGGCCGCGTTGCCACTGCCAGCTGGTGCGGCCACAGAAACGACGCTGGCGGCGACGAGCGGGAAGCTGCCGGCGACGCTCGGACAGAAAGCGATGGCCGCGTCACTCGCGGTGACGATGGCCAGCGATCAGGGGCCGATCTCGATTCAGCACGCGCTGACCGGCGCGACGATCGTGATGAAGACCGGGACGATTACGACCGTGGCGGTCACGGCCGATCAAGTCGTGCTGACCTACACCGTCACCGCGGGGAAGACGTTTTACCTGCAATACCTCGTCATGTATGGCCGGTTGACCGCGGTGGCGGCCGCTGCGTCGGTGCTCGGCGCGATCAGTCTCGAGAGTCCCGCCGCGACGAAGCTGTTGACCTTGGATGACATGAACCCGACCACGTCCGAACTGGAGTTCAACGCGATCAGCTTCGCGGAACCGGTGCCAATTGCGGCCGGTACCCTGATCCGCGTCGTCGTGACGCCGGCTGCGGCGACGTCGATGCTGTGGCGCGCGAATTTTGGCGGGTACGAACGGTGACCGTGCTCGATCTCCTCACCGGCGCGCTGGCCGAGCTCAACGTCGCCGACGCGACGACCGTCCTCGGTTCCGATGACTCCGCGTTTGCGCTGCGGATCTTCAACGACTATCTCGACGGTCTTGCCGTGGAGCAGTTGTCGATTTACAGCGTCACACGCGTGACGTGGACACTGACGCCGAGCGTGGCGACGTACACGATTGGCGTCGGCGCCACGATCAACGTGGCCCGTCCGGTGAGTCCGCAAGCCATCGCGCAGATTGGCTACCAGATCGCCAACGTCTCACCGGTGAACGAGTTCGCGCTGCCGCTCTTGACGGAACCGGCGTACGCCGCGTGGTCGTTGAAGGGGATGACGAGCGCCTACCCGACCGCGTTCTATTACAACCCGACGTTCGGCACGACGGGCTACGGCACGATCTCGCCGCTGCCGATTCCCACCGCGGCAGGTCTTCAAGGCGTGATCTACGTCAATGCCCCCGTCACCGAATTTGCCGCGCCTGGCGATACGGTGTCGCTGCCGCCTGGGTATCGGCGGTTCCTGCGGTTGAATCTCGCGCTGGAACTTGCGAGTGCCTATCAAGTGGCGATTCCGCCGGGACTCGAAGCGCGCGCCCACGACGCACGCGCCGATGTGAAACGCGCGAACAGCCGACTCGACGACATGGACACTGGCTCAGTCGGTCGGTACGACATTTTCAGCGATGGATACCGCTGATGCCAGCTGTCCCCGGCTTTATCGGCGGCTCCGCGACCTCGCAATCGGTCATTGCCGACGCCGAGCGCACCGTCAACTGGTACGTCGAGAAGATGACCGGCACCGCCGCGAAAGACGTGTCCGCGCTCTACCCGACACCGGGGTTTCTGCCCTACATCGTCCAGGGGCCGATTACCGATCTCGGAATCCGTGCGGGTCTGTCGGTCAATGGCCGGACGTTTGTCGTGGTCGGGGGCGGGTTCTACGAACTCCTCGCGTCCAAAACGGCGGTCAAGCGCGGCACGGTCGCGCTCGACAGCCGCTTGGCGCAGATCGTCGCCAACGGGAGCGGGGCACAACTGCTGATCGGATCGGGCGGGAATGCCTACTGCTACGACTTGGCGACGAACACGCTGACGCTCGTCCTGACCGGCAATGTCGGCTCGATCGGAATGCTGGACGGCTATTTTCTCGCGCTCGTTGGCGTGCGGTTGCGGCTCTCCGACCTCAACAACGGCCTCGCGTGGGATCCGACGCAGTTTGCCGAACGCGCCGCACAGCCCGATCCGTGGCGCGCGATGATCGTCAACTCACCCGACATTTTCTTGATCGGGGAACAGACTGGGGATGTCTGGTACGACCCCGGCACGGCGCCGTTTCCGCTCGCGCCGCGGCAAGGGCTCACCCTTGGCTACGGGATCGCAGCGGCTTCCTCGCTCGCGTTTACCGGTGGCGTCGGCTTCTGGTTGACGCAGAACAAAGACGGCGCCGGGATGGTCGTCCAGTCGCAAGGCTACAGCCCGCAGAAGATCAGCAGCCCCGAGCTCGACACCGCCCTGGCGCGCTATCAACGCGACGCGCTGATCACTGATGCGGAAGCGTTGGTCTATCAGGATCAGGGGCACACGTTTTACATCCTGCGCTTCCCAGCCGCGAATGCGACATGGGCGTTTGATCTGACGACGGGCCAATGGGCCGAACGTGGGACATGGAATCCCGCCCGCGGGGATTACGACGTGTGGGCGCCGCGGGTGCATGTCTACGCCTTCGGAGTGCATCTGATCGGTGATGCCGCGACCAGCGTGATCTCGGCGATGGACATCACGTACGCGACCGAAGCGGATGGCTCCGCGATTCGCCGGTTGCGGCGTGGGGGCGTGCTCGTGAACGACGGGCAACGGATCCCGCTGCGGCGGTTTGAATTGCTGCTCGAAGCGGGCCTCGGACTCCAGAGCGGACTCGGCAGCGATCCGCAAGTGATGTTTCGCGGCTCACCGGATGGTGGGAAGACCTGGAGCAACGCGCGGCAAGCGAGCGCCGGCAAGGTCGGGCAATACACGCGGCGTGTGTTCTGGACGCGGTTGGGCTCACCGCGCATGTGGGTGCCTGAAGTCGTGGTCAGCGATCCGATTGTGAACTGGCGAATTATCGACGGCTACATCAACAACTGAGGTGAGCGTGCGTGCCGCAAGGCGAACCGATTCCGTATTACGCGCCCCTGCTCGAAGGCGGGAAGGAGTTGATTGCCTCACCGTGGTATCAGTGGCTCTCCACGCTGACCGCACAACTCGGGTCGGCGGCGCAAGGGGCTGGCGCGGTGCATCTGACGGCGAAGAGCGCAACGATTGGCGCGACGACGATTCTGGCGACGCAGTTCTCGGGCCTGTATCGGGTGACGTACTACCTGCGCATCACGAAGGCGGCGGCGACGAACAGCTCCGTGACGATCACCGTGGGATGGACGGAAAGCGGTGTGCCGTTGACGTTTGCGTTCGCGGCGTTGACGACGAACACGATCCAGAGCGTGCAGAGCGGGACATTTCTGCTGCGGTCGGACGGCGCGGCGCCCATAACTTACAGCGTCACGTATGCGAGCACGCCAGCCGCGGACGCGCAGTACCGGCTGGACGTGGTGTTGGAGCAAGTCGGATGATCGCGCGCATTCTGCCGCCAGAGGAGTGGCCGCGGCTCGTCGGGACGGAAGCGGAGTTGGTGTGGCCCCATCTCTCACCAGAGGCGCGCGTGGTCGTCGTCGAGCGCGACGCCGCGATCATCGGCTGTCATGTGCTGATCCCCTATTGGCACGTCGAGTGTCTCTGGATCGCGCCCGCGCTTCGAGGCCGTGGGACGGTGGCGGGCCGACTCTGGGCTGCGGTGCAGCGGGTCGCGTGGGATCTCGGGATTCGCGTCGTGCTCACGGCGGCGGTCGATGATCGTGTGCGGACGTTGCTGGCGCATGTCGGCGCGACGCCATTACCCGGTGAGGCGTATGCCGTGCCGGTACGAGGAGAAGGCTGATGCCTGCACTCATTCCGCTCGCGGTCGCGGGCGTCTCGGCTGCGGCGACCGCCTACGGCGCTCACAAGGCGAGCAGTGCCGCCGACCGCGCGGCAAAGCAACAGACGTCCTCGGCGAACTACGCGGCCGACATCCAAGGGCGCGGCAATACCGACACGCTGAACTTCCAGAAACAGCAAGCCGCCGAAGATGCGCGTCGCTTCGAGCTCACCCAACGCGCGAATTACGACCAGTGGGCCGCGCGAGAAAACCGCCTCGGCTCCCTGAGTCAGATGATGGGCCTTGGCAATCGTGGCCCGATCCCCGGCTACGTCTCGAGCGGCGCGACCGGTGTGGGAGGACCGACCAGCGGCGGTGGGTCGACCGATCCGCGCGTCGCCGACATCTTCAACAAGGTGACGCAAGGGCTCGCCCCCACAGCCGAGAACTTGCCGACGGTGATCAAGGCGCTGAACGATGCCGGGATCTCCGCGACCCGCGCCACGCACGCCGGCAATCTGCCAAGCGATGACTTCATCAACTTTGGCGGTGGCGGCGGGTTGGACGTGATCCAGAACGTCGGCAGTCCGAATGCGAAGTGGCAGATGTTGGCACCGCAAGCGGGTGGGGGCGGTGGCGGACGGAGCGTGATGGGCACGTTGGCGCAGATGGCCAATATGCCGGTGGTACGGCCGGGGATGCCGACCGATCCGTACGTGGCACCGTCGACGTTGCGCAGCTATTTGAGGAGAGCGTAGATGGCCAACTACGATCCGATTGGCACGGGCGAACATCCGGCGCCGACAGAACCGACGCCGTGGTGGGAAGGCCCGAAGCCAGCGACGTGGCCTGCGAATATGCCGTGGCCGCCGGAACTGCCGCCGGGCGCGAGCTACGGCCCGAACTCAGGGCAGATCATCTACGGGCCGACGACGCCTGGGGCGCCGGGATCCGCGAATCCGTGGACGCCGGATCAGCCGACGCCAGGCGTGCCACCGATCACGCCGACGGTGCCGCCCCCCACGACGACACCGCCTCCACCGGGTGGTGGGCCGCCGCCCGGCGGCACGATTGGCGATTACACCTTGCCACCGGTGCCGGGATTTACGCCGCCCGCGTACACCCCGCCTCCGGCGTTTTCCTACGACGCGTTCATGGCGCCAACGGGCGCGGAGGTGATGAACGATCCCGGCTATCAGTTTCGGTTGCAGCAGGGCGAACAAGGGCTCTTGAACAATCGCGCGGCGCGCGGCCTGCTCAACACCGGCGGCACCCTCAAGGATTTTTTGAACTACAACCAGAACTTCGCGACGCAGGAGTACGGGAACGTCTGGGACCGCGCCGCGAACACGTACAAGACGAACCGCGGGAACGCATTAGACACGTACAATACGAATTACCAAACACAGACGAAAGATCCGTACGATCTTTCGTATCAAAGTGCGCTCGACCAATTCGCCCCACAAATGAAACAGTGGGAAACACAAGTGTCAGACCGACAGCATCGCGCCGATGAAGAGCGCAGGTATGCCTGGATGCTGGCCAATGGCTAGACGATGACTGACAAACTTTTCGCGCGATTCTACACGAAGATCGAGATGTCCGGCGCGTGCTGGATCTGGATCGGTGTGCGCGTGAAAGGTGGGTACGGCCGGTTCACTGTCGCGCAGAATCCGACCTGTTCAAAGCTCGCGCATCGTCTCTCCTATGAGCACTTCATCGGGTTTATTCCAGAGGACAAGGAAATCGATCATCTCTGTCGAAATCGCGCGTGTGTGAATCCAACGCATTTGGAACCGGTGACGCACGCAGAGAACTGTCGTCGTGGTGACGTGCGACTCAACGCATATCTCGGTCACGATGTGCTCCGTCGGCGTACTCACTGCGTGAACGGACACAGTTACGACGATGCGTACAGTCAGAAGGGCGCTCGGCGGTGTCGCACCTGTCAGCGCGCAGCCGCGAAACGGTGTTACGAACGTTCGCGCGGCGAGGCGGCCTAAATGCCGTTTGAATATCAGCAATATAACAATCGCGCCATTGTCGGTTCTATCGCGCAGATGATGGAACGTGCGGCGGAGATCCGCGCGAACGCGGCAATGCAGGCCAGTCAGGCGCAAGCGCAGGCCACACGCACCTCCGGCGATGTCTGGGGGCAGGCGATCAATCAAATCGGGCACGCCGTCGGGCAGATCCCGCAGCAGATGCAGGACGCGCGGCAACAGCAGCAGATCGGCCAGATCCGCGACATGCAGATCGCGGACGCCAAAGCGCACCAAGCCGGTCAGGCGCAACTCGATACGTTGATGCGCGGCGATCAGTTGCCGCCCGGTCATGTGGGACCGCGGCAGGAGAGTTATACCGACGCGAACGGCTTGTTCGATGTTCCGAAGTTGACGCAGGCGCTCGCCAAGAGCGGGATGGGGCATCTCGCGCCGGAACTGCTCAAAGGCGCGGAGTCGATCAACGACTCGATCACCAAGCACACCGCGCTCGAGCAACAGGCGGCGCAAGTCAAAACGGTGATGTTTGGCGATCTCGCGGATGGCGTGCTCAAGCTGACGAAGATGGGGATGCCCGTCGATCAGGCGATGGACTTCGTCATTCAGCCAGCGATCGCGACGAAGCGGATCCAGCCGCAGGAGTACGCGCAGATCAAAGACAAGATCGCCAGTCTGCCGCCGGACCAGCAACAGGCCGCCTTGACGACGTTCATGGATGCGGCGGCGAAGATCGACAAGGGAAAGACGCTCGGGAAAGACGCGCAGGAAGTGGACCGCTACGGACGGGTGACGGCGTCGAATGTGGTGCCCGACAAACCGACCGAAGCCACGCTGGCGCTCGAGGCTGCGAAAGGCGACGCGGCGGCCAAAGGGGCGATGGCGATTCTGAAGCCCCCGCCGGTCACGTCGAACGAGTGGAAAGACGTGCTGCTGGACGGTCGACCGGCCAAGGTGTTCGTGGATCCGAAAACGCGCACCGTGACGGATCTCTCTGGAAAGCCGATCGAGAACGCCATCGCCAGGATCAAGCCCGTGCCGCCGGCCTCGGTGCAGATCAACAACGCACAAGCGGCGGCGGGCGCAACCGGCGAGATCAGCCCGACGGCCAAAGCGATTGCCGAATATCGACTCGCCCCGCCGTCCTCGCGATCCGTGGCGTCTGGTGCAGGTAAGGCGTTGATGGATCAGGTCATGCGCGCGAATCCCGAGTATGCCGCGGATGAGTTCACGCGTCGCGCGCCGATGGCGAAGGCGTTTACCTCGGGGCCACAGTCGCAAGCGATCAACTCGCTGAATACGGCGATTGGGCATCTCGATCAGTTCGTGGACGTCGCGAAGGCGCTCGATAACGGCAACTTCCGGCCCGGTAACCAGGCGTACAACTGGGTGCGGACGACGTTCGGCGATTCCGCACCGACGAACTTTGACGGCATCAAGTCGATCATGGCGGGCGAGCTGGCGAGTGCGTTCAAAAAGTCCGGGGCGACGGATCAGGAGATCGCGAGTGTCGAGCGGGCGATCAGCAGTAGTGCGAGCGGCAAACAGTTGGTGGATTACGCCACGAAGATCGCGATCCCGGCGCTCGGCTCGAAGATCGCGAGCTACAACGCGCAGTACCGGCAGGTGATGGGCCCGAATGATCCGTTCCGTGTGCTGTCACCGGATGCCGAAGCCGTGCTCACGAAGCACGGGTTTGATCCCGCACATCCGACGATGGGGAACAAGCCCTCTCAGGAAGTGAAAGTCGGCGGCTTCACGGTGAAGGTGAAACCGTAGTGGCTGACCAGACCTTCGAGATCACGGCGCCGAACGGCAAGACGTTGGAGATCACCGGCGACCGGATGCCAACCGAAGCGGAGCTGCATGAGATTTTCGCCAAGGCCGGCGTGGACACGAAGGCCGGAGGACCGGCCCCACCCGAAGGCTCGGCGCTCGGCCGATTCGCGTCCAACCTTGGCGAGAAGCTGAACCCGGTCGCGGCGGTCAAAGGCGTCGTCCAGGCGGTCACACATCCCGTGGACACCTACCACGCCGCCGTCGACGCCTCGGCGCAGCAGTTTGGGAAAGCCCGCGAGGCGTACCAGCAGGGCCGCTACAGCGAAGCGGTGGGGCATGGCGTCGCGGGCGCGCTGCCGGTGATCGGACCCGCGGCGGCAGACGTGGGTGAGCAGATCGGCCGTGGCGACGTGGCCGGGGGGCTCGGCGGTGCGACGGGGCTGCTCGCGCCGTTCGCCGCGGGTCCGGCCGTGAGTGCCGCGCGTGGCGCACTGCCGGCTCGAGCCGCGGCCGTGGTCAATCCGACAGTCGAATTTGCTCGAGCGCGTGGCATTCCGCTGGACGCGGCGACGGTCTCCAACAACTTCGCCGTGAAAGGGGTGCAGGCGCTCGCGGATCGGTCGGTGGCTGGAGACCCGATCGCGACGACCGCCAAAGCGGCACAGGCCGCGGCGATGGAGCGGGTGAGCGGCGAACTCGCAGACGCCGCACATGGCACACCGATCACTGCCGAACAGGCCGGGACCAGTCTGCGCGATGCCCTCGTGGACAAAGCGAAGGCGCACAACGCCACGGCGACCGATGCGTACGACACGCTGCGCGCGATCGAGCAGCACACACCTATGCCCGTCGCACTGGCCCCGCAGAAGGCCGCGCTGAAGCCGCTGTATGACAGTCTCAAGCGACAAGCCGAGCTCGTGCCGCTCCAAGGCGACAAAGGGCGCGCGCTGGTGGCGCTGGACCGCCTGATGACCGGGCCGAACGTGGCGAGTCTCTCGGATGTAGACGCCGCACTCGGCGATCTCAAAGCGATGGCGCGGGCGGATATTCCCGAACTCCGGACGGCAGGCCAAGGCGCGGCGGCGCTGGCGGTGAAACAGCTCGAGGCGGCGGTCCAGAGCGCGGCGAAGCGCGGCGGCCCGAAGGCGTACGACGCGCTGACCAAAGGCCGCGAGGCGACGATTGCGAAATATCAGGTCGCGGACGTGCTGGACACGCTCAACGCCGAACCGGTGAAAACAGTCAAGGCGTTGACGGCCCCGAAGGACACCGCGATCCAGAAACTCCGGGCGGTGGTGAAGGAAGCGCCGGGGCAGACGCCGGAGCTCGCCCGCGCCTATCTGGAAGACCTCTTGGATGCACCGCAGAAGGTCGCGGACTGGCGCAAGCTCGGCCCGGAGACGAAGGCCACGCTGTTCCCGGCGCAGGGCCAGGTGGAGGCGCTGAACCGGTTCTTCGAGCTGACCGACAGGATCAGCAAAACCAACGTCAACCCGTCCGGCTCGGGCTATATGGCCGCGCTCGGGGCGCAGGGGGCGATGCTCTGGACGATGCCGCACGTCGCGGTCCCGATGCAGATCGGCGCGGCCGCGCTGTCCAAGTTGATGCGCTCGCCCGCAGCTATTGATGCCTTGACGCAGGGGCTTCGGTTGCCTGCGTCGGCGCCGGCTGGCGCGCGGACCCTTGTCACGGCGCGGCTGCTGAAAGCTGCGGCGCAGGCGGGCGTGAATCTTGACCAGACGGCGCTTCCGTTGGCTGCGCAGCGAGAGGACCGCTCACCGGCCGGCGTGACTGGCGCAGGGCCTCAATGATGAAGGCGACCCAGAGCCAGAAGAGCACAAAGCCGATGATGAGCCAGGCCGCGCGACGTGCGCGAGACACAGGAGCAGTGTAACCCGTGGCTACTGGCACCCTCGCGCCCTCACCTGTTTTTACCGGATGGGATTCCAACGGCGACCCGCTCAGCGGCGGCCTGCTCTACACCTATCTCGCCGGGACATCTACCCCAAGCGCCACGTACACCGATGTCGCGCTATCCGTCGCCAATGCGAACCCGATCGTCCTGAACAGTGCGGGGCGGGCGGTGATCTTCCTGACACCAGGGCAGTCGTACAAGTTCGTCCTGCAAACCTCAGCGGGGGCGGCAGTCTGGACCCAAGACAACATCGCAGGCGGGCCAGCGGGCAGTACGAGCTTGGACCTCTCCGGCACGGCAGGAGAAGCCCTCGGCGCCGGGAAAGCCGTCTACCTCTCCGATGGCTCAGGGGCGTTGACGGCGGGGCGGTGGTACCTCGCGGACAGTGCGAATCCCTACTCCAGCACGTTGCCAGTCGTCGGCATGACGCAGGCGGCGATTGGCAGTGGCGCGGTGGGATCGATCCGGGTCAACGGGATCCTCACCGGGCTGTCGAGTCTGACGGCAGGGACCACCTACTACGTCGGGACGTTGGGGGCGTTGACGAGTGCGGCACCGATCAATGCGCGCATGGTGGGGCAGGCGGACACAATTACCACCTTGGTGCTGGATGCCTCCTTGGTGGATGAGCGGCCGCCGGTGGTGCAGACGTCGACGCTGACGGGGCCGCAGAACGATTTCGCGCTGACGCCGGGCGTTCGGATCCTCTATTTGACCGGCGCCGCGGCGATCACGGTCAGTGGGTTCACGGCGGGCTATGATGGTCAGCGCGTGCTCGTGATGAACCGTCAGGCGATCGCGGGGCCGTCGGCGGTGACCAATCAGGATCCGAATTCCGTCGCGGCGAATCGCCTGATCACGCAGGTCGGCAGTTTGATCGTCGGGAGGTTTTCCTATCTCGCGGCCAGCGCGGGCTGGTTCGAGATGGTCTATGACGCGACGGCGGCGCGTTGGCGAATGGTCGCGTACGATTCCGGCTGGATCACACAGCCGTTTGTGGCTGGGCAGTTCACCGGCAGCGGCGCGATGACGTGGACGGTGGACGCGGGCGACGTCACGACGAGCCGGTACCGGATCAACGGGCGCACGGTCACTTATGTGTTCAACTTGTCCACCACGACGATCGCGGGCACACCAACGGCGCTTCTCCAGATCAACAATCTCCAATGGGGCGACGGCGTCATTGCGGCGACTTCCCAGAACGCGCTGGCGTTTGCGAATGACGGCACGGTGAAACCCGGCTATAGCCGGGCGACGGCGGGGGCGACGCTGATCGAAATCACCACGACATCGGCAGCGGCATGGGCCGCGGTCGTGAACGGTGGCTATTTCGCCGGTGAGATCGTGTTTGAGGTGACGTAATGGCGCCGGTGTTCTATCAGACCTTCACAGCAGCGCGAACGACGGAGCCGGATCTCGCGTCTCTTGTGGCGCAACTGCGCGCGCTCGACGCCACAGCGGGGATTCAACACCAGCCCGGATCCCAGGCCTTCGTGATCAAAAAGAACACAGCGTGGACGGGAGCCAATATTACTGCCGCGCAGAACGCGCTCGACACCGCGCCCGCGAGCACGCCGCAACTGACGGCCCAAGCGGACATCGACGCGATGCCGCTCGCGACAAAAGCGGCGTTCCTGTTGATCCTCGATCGGTTCAACCTGATCGGCACGAAGCTCACGCCGCCGTTACCGAACGTGACACCTGCGCAATTTCTGCAAGCGATCCGCGATAAAGCCGCGACGTTATGAGGAGCACCCGATGAGTCTGATTGGCTTAGTCATCGCACTGCTGATCTTCTGTGTCGTGCTCTGGGCGGCCCGTGCGCTGATGGCGGCCTTCGGGATTGGCGATCCGATCGCCACCGTCGTCTACGTCCTGCTCGTGCTGCTGTTGCTCGTGTGGCTGTGGCAAGGCCTCGGCGGCGGGCTCGGTTCGCTGCGGATCACCTGATGACTGATCCCGTGTTCGCGCTCACGATGGAGTCTGCGCAGGCGTGGGCGATGCTGATCCTTGCCATCGCCAGCGCCATCGGCTCCGTGCTCGCGGCGTTCTTTGCGGCCCGTGCGAAAGCCAATTCCGGCGAGGTCAAAGCGGCCATCGGCGTGAATGGCGAGAAGAACGCGCCGACCATTCAACAGCAAGTCAAAGACATCCACACGAAGGCCGACAAGGCGATTGAACAGAACGCCTCGATCGAGAAACAAACCGATGGGCACTACACCGCTCTGACGGAGATCCTCTCGCAGCTCGTGGAGCAGATGAAGGAACGGCCCGCAGTGGTCGTGCCCGTGGATGTCCTCCCGCCGCGACAAGTGCGGAAGGAAGATTTGCAACGCGCCACCGACGCCGTGAAAAAGGATCCCGCGTGACCGTGGACGAACTCCTCGATGGCATTCTCGAACGCGAAGGACCGGGGACGCCGCCGTACCTCGACCCGGCTGACCGTGGCGGCCGCACGGCCTGGGGAATTGACGAACGCTCACATCCGGAGGCGTGGCGCAACGGTCCTCCGTCAAGTCACGACGCGAAGGTGATTTACGCGAAGCAATACGTCCAGCCGTTCGCGCCGCTGGTAGATGCAGGGCTGAACGATCGTGTGCGGATCGCGCTCGTCGATGATGCCGTCCTCTCCGGTGTGGTGACGGCGATTCGCACCCTCCAGCAGGTGCTCGGCGTCACCGTCGACGGCATCATCGGGCCAGAGACGATTGCAGCGCTGGTGGCGCATCAGGACGCGAACGGCTGGCTGCTGATGGAGTTGGTGAAACGCCGCGCGCATCGATTGGCGCGGATTGTCGAGCGGGATCACACACAGGCGCGGTTTGTCGTCGGGTGGATCGATCGCTGTTTGAGCCTACTATGAGTTCTCGCCCGCACTATCCGAGCGATGATCTCGCGCGATCGCATCAGCGCCCGCGATCGATCACGCCCGGCGACCACGAACGCGCGAAATATCGACGACGCTGTGCGGCGCGACGCTCCCGCTATCTGTGCCCGATCTGTTTTGAAGGGTGTCACAGTCCCGAGGGTCACGCGACGTTGATGCGCTGTCTCGGCGCGTTGGAAGCGGCGTATTACAAGGACGTGCGAGCCAAAGAAGTCGAACGGATTGCGACGGTCCTCGATCAGCGATGGTCGCCAGCATGAAGGAGGGTAGCGCGATGCACGACGGGTCGACTGCCAGGACACACTGTCCGTCAAAGGGCCTGGCGGTCGCCCTGACCGGGAGATCGTGATGCGCGCGTGCTGCCTGGTGCTCGTGGTGCTCGTCGTCCTGCTGCTCGTGGGGTGCGCGTCGGTGACGAGCCGATCGCGTCTGAAGCCCAACGATGTCGTGGTGCAGCTGATCCAGTTTCACGGCGCGGTCGCGGAGCAATACGATCTCGGCGGGATGGAGTTGGAACACTACAACGTCGTCAACCAATGGATCGCGAGCGAGCTGCGGATTCTGACGACGAACGCGAAGCAATGGGAAGGGCAAGCACGGTTGGACTGGCCGAAGGTGCGGAGTATCTGTGCGCCGTTTGAGTTGCTGGCGCCGTGGACGCGGAAAATCAATGAGCTGTTGCAGTGAAGTTGGGGCCACCCACCCGGCCTTTCACCGGGAAGACTTTGCGGGCGGTCCGCATGACAGGTGGCGTATGAACGGCTCTCTGGCCGGGCTTGATTCCGGCTATGACGACTTCGGCAAGGTGGAGTCGTCAACGACTGGTCGGCCTACCTTGCGACGTAGCCGAACAGAGAACTCAGTTAGCGCGTGTCCTTCCACGCCGCAGAGAGCCGAGAGGCAGTATAGCCGATGATTGAGCCCGCATACCGCTATTCGGCCATCTGTCTACGCGTCATCGACGGCGACACGTTCGAGTTCGACATCGATCTCGGCCTGCACATCCACGCCCATGCACGCGTCCGGTTGTACTTGTGGTCCGCCTCCGAACTGAACACCGACGCCGGGAAAGCCGCGCGCACCGCCGCCGTGGAAATCCTGATGCAGCCCAACGCGCAACTGATCATCGAGACGCATAAAGACCAGCAGACGTTCGGGCGCTGGCTCGCGGACGTGTGGGTGAACGGGATCCCGCTGTCGACGTTGATGCTGAACAATCTGCATTTCGGAAAGACGATGGGCTGATGGCTTACACGTCTGCGGAGTATCACGCCATCGCGCAGGGCATTCGCGACATCTACATCCAGGAACTCACCGCGCCTGGTGCGAAGCCGCGCGAACCGGACGAAGGTGGATGGATTGAATGGTTCCACCACTGGCGCGAAGAAGGCCACGATCTCGACTGGATTCGCGCCGAGATTCGGAAGTCGGATGAATGGCACACGGTCCACGACCGCCCTCTTGAGCCGCCGGTGATCGCACTCCCGCGTCTGGTGCCCACCGGCGGCGTGTTTCGACTCGAGACAGGCGCCCGCTGGACCGCGATTGAATGTTCAGATTTCAATTTGTTCGGCCGCTACCTGATCGAAGGCGCCGACGCGATCCGGCCGGTGCTGAAGGAACGCGCGGACATTGGGTTCAATCTGTTGCGGGTGTGGAGCGAGTACCAGGGCAACGCGCAGTTCACGGCCGACATCGGGCGATTGGTGCCGAGCGAGCATCCGACGTACTACGACGAGCTCGCGCCGTTCTTCGCGCGCTGTGCGTCCTACGGGCTCTACGTGGAGTTGACGGTATTCACGGGCACCGGCATTCCGGGCCATTGGGAGAATATCGGGAACACGGTGATTCGTAAGGGCGTGACGAACGTCCTGCTGGAACTTGCCAACGAAGTCAACGCGCATCCAAGCATTGATCCGACCGCCTACCAGCCAATCCCCGGCGTCCTCTGTTCACATGGGAGCAACGGCGCGCAGTCGATTCCCGTGCGACCGCCCTGGCACTACGAAACGGCGCACTGGAACGACACCAACGAATGGTGGAGAAAAGTCGGGCACAACGCGTGGGAGTTCACCGAAGGCGCGGATCAATTGCCGGCGTCCCATGTGCCAACGCTCTCCAACGAAACGACGCGTCCCGATCACGATGGCACGCTGCATCACTTTTACGACGCGGCCGCCGGTGCCGCGCTGCTCTGTGCGGGCAGTTGTTTTCACTCACAGAGCGGAAAGAAAAGCGCGCTGTTCTCGGACTTCGATCGGCCGTTCGCGGAGGCGTGGGTCGCGGGGGCACGCTCAGTTAATCTCGAGTTTCAAGAGGGCCGCTACGTCCACGCGATGGAGTTGGAAGGCCCGACCGATCTCCGCGTCTATCAGAAGATCCTGCCCGATGGACGGCGGGAAACCGTGAGGATTCGGAAGTGAAGGGCTCTCTGGCCGGTGATCAGTCGGATTCGCCCCATGCCGTCAAGCAGGGGCCGCCGTGGCTGGCCGTGTCACAGCCCTTTGGACTCGGCGCCGCAGAGAGTCGCTGACTAGTGTAACCCAAGGAGTGCAGCATGAACCGTCTCGCCTTCATTCTCGCCTGTACGTTGCTCACGGCGTGTACCAACGCGCCGCCGAATCTCTCGCCTGCCGGTCAAACCGCGTTCGTCAACACGCGCGTCATTCGTGGGCTCGACGTGCTGCGCGATATTGCGATCGATGCGAATGCGCGGACACCGCCGCTCGTCTCGACCGCGACGACCCAGAAAATCGTGAGCTATCACCGAGCCGCGCTGAACACGATTCACACACTCGGAACGGGTTGGCAAGCGACGGTCAGCACCGGGCTCGAGGAAGTCGTGAAGGCGCTGTCACCGGCCGAGCAACAGCAACTTCAACCGTACGTCGTGCTCGCGCGCACTGTGATTGCCGAGGTGAAATGATGGAAAAATCCGTCCAGACCGCGCTCACGCAGTTGGCGATTGAAGAACTGCCGGCGATCATCGGGTATCTCCGGGTAGCATTTGCGAAGCGCAATCCGGACGTGCCCGCCCCGACCGACGCCGAAGTCATCGCGGCGTATCAGTCGGCGTACCGATCGAGCGTCGACAAGGACGATGCGTGGCTGTCTTCGCATCCGTTCTGAACGTCAGCATCTGATTCGGTCCAGCACCGCTCGGCCATTCCGGCATCGGCTCGCGAGTTGACAGAGAAGGTCATGGGCGAGTGGGCCGCTGTACCTAGCAACGACGGTCGCGAGCGTCACCATCTCCAGTTCGGTTGGCGTCACGTCTCCCGCGTCGATCGCGCGGCAGAGCCCATGCACCGCGTCTCTGATGTGGACGATGCGCGCAAGCGGCCCCATCGCTTCGAAGTCTGTGGTGCCAAGCATCAGCAGTGGCTCTATCTTACGGCACGCAGACCATATCGTTGCCCACGAGCGCCGAATGCGTCCCGGACGGGCACAGCAGAGCCTGATCTGGCGCACAGGCATTCACACCGCACGGGCCTTGCGTCGGGAGCGGTCCACACGGTTGGTTGCCACAGGGACCATCAGGCACGGGGCCACACGGTGCGGTGCCACACGGGTTGTTGATGGGCGCTGGCGGTGGCGTGGGCGCTGGCTGAGCGACCGGTGCGGGAGCAGGCGCGACCACAGGGACGGGAGCCGGCGCTGGTCTGGGAGCGGGCGGCGGTGTCGGCTTTGGCGCGGGAGCAGGAGTAGGAGTAGGAGCGGGCGTCGGCTTCGGCGCTGGTGTCGGAGCGGGCACGCTGACCGGCGGCGGCAACGGCTCAACAGCAGGCGTCGGCTCAGGAGCCGCAACCGGTGCAGGGTCGGTGGCGACAAACACAACCGCTTTGGACGCGAGCGGTGCGGCCAGGAGTGTCGGAGACACGGGATTCCCACCGGCACAGGCCGTGGTGAGGGCGCCGAGCACAACGAATGAACTGAGGATGAGGACAGACTTCACAGGAACTCCCAAATCTTGGCGCGTGAGGTGGATCCGAATCACGTTCGCCTGACGTGATTGGCGTGGCCCTATTCTAGCCGTTTTAGGCCATATCGTGGCCGCTGTCACTTTCGCGAGGTTTGGACGGCGGCACGTCCAGAAACCGTGTCGTAGCCGTAGTTACAGGCACTTGGTGGAGGGCGAAAGGTGGCGTCCCTACCGCCATTCCCCTCAAAAATACCGTGCCAATCAGTGCAGTTTGCGCCGCCGTGCGGGTGGCGTAACCAAGGTCGGGCGCGAAATGCTCTCCGCCGCGGCCCGTACATCACTATCGGCCGCATGGACGTAGCGCATCACGGAGCCTTCATCGCGCCAGCCGCCCAGCTTCATCACCGTGCGCACGCTGGCGCCGTTCTGGAGCGCGCGTGTCGCGCCGGTATGCCGCAAGCCGTGGAAGGTCACCCCGTTGACGTGGCGGCCGTGTGGGACGTCTGCCAGGGCACACAGACGCGCGAACCGGCGAATCGCCAGATTCTTCGCGGCCGTCTTCCCGTGGCCTTTCACATGGAAGCTCGGGAACACCCACTCGGCCGTCCTGGTGAGTCGGTCGAGCGCCTGCGCCATCCGCAGCGTAATCGGGACGGCGTCGTGTGACACCTTCGCATTGAGCGGGACGATCACGCTCTGCGCCCGTTTCACCTGCGGCCACTTCAAGTACACCACGTTGGACAGGCGCATCAGGGTATCGAGCGCGACGACCAGCCAGGCGCGATCTTCGGGACTGCCCACCTCGAAGAGCCGGCTTTCTTCCTCGCGAGTGAGGACGCGCGGCTCGGCTTCCTTCACCCGGAAGCGCCGCAGACCGGTGGCCGGATTCGCGGGGAGGTATTTCGGGACCGCGGCTTTCAGCAGCTGCTTGAGCACGTCGAGCTCGCGGTTGACGGTCGACGGCTGCACCTGTTGCTTCCGCCAGGTCATCCACTCTTTGGCCACGGCCTCAGTGATGAGGGTCAGCGAGTCGAAGCGGTCGAAGTAGCGGGAAAGCTGGCGGACGATGGAGGCTTCCCGCGTCGCGCCGCGGTGGTGCGCGGCATGGTGCAGGGTGTACCAGGCGGCGAAGTCCGTGAAGCTGATCACCGGCCGGGCGGTGGTGAACCCCTGTCCGCTCTTGACGGCGTTCAGCTTGCGGACGGCGTAGATCGCCTGCGCTTGCCGGCGCAGTTCTACACTCTGAGAGGAGGAGCCGCCGTCAACGGGGATGCCGGTGCTCTCCCGGATGCTGGTGCCTTCGATGAGGAGCCACCAGAATTGGGAGTCTTTGCGTTGATAGACGCCCACCTAGCGATCCTGTGGTCGTCCATGTTTCAACAGCGCCGCGATCTCGGTGATGCGTTGGGCGATCTGATTCACCCGATAGACTCCGAAAACCAACGCGAGGAGGATGCCGGCGCCGATCAAGTTGTTCATTCAGTTCTCAAGTTCGTCAAGCATGTCAGCGATGATGTTTTCGAGCACGAGCACGGCGATGGGCCGTTTTAGAAGGAGGCGCTGCAACATGTTTCCGATGGATTGGGGTGGGACGGGCCTGTTCTTCCAGGATTTGGGCTTCTGCAGCTTCGCCGTCTCGTATGAGGTGCTCAATGCCAGTACGTGTTTGGCCGTACGTCTGACGCGGTGCGCCGGATACGGGAGCAGCTTGGCCATGAGGAGGGAGCGGGGTAGCTGAGGAAGTTGCAAGCGGTCGGCCGTTCATGCCGACCTGTTTCTCAGGCGTTCCCGCCATGACAGGAGTGGCGGTGTGCGAGCTTGAGACATCGGCCTGCAAAACCGTGCTGTCCAGCGCGCTCGATAATTCCTGCAGGTAGCGGTTGAACCGATCCAACGCGACGACCGACGCCGGCCCGATCCCACTCTTCCGATTGAGCCACTTACTGAACGTGCTGGGCGCCATGCCCATCTTCGCGGCGACGATCTTCTGACTCACCCCCAACTTGACGAGACGCAATGCCTGTTGCCTCAGGGCCTCGTTTGTGTCCATCGCCTGCCACCGTAGCAGGCTCTCGGCATCAAAAGTTGCGGAAATAGGCCAGATTTCCACCTGTCACAACTTCGTGAAACTAGTTGTTGACTCGTGATTCCTATCACGATATATTTCTTCCACGAAACGTATGGCCCGAAACACCACGCTCAAGTCCGTCATCTTTGACAGTGGCACCACGCAACTCTCGGTGGCCCAGAAGACCGGCATTCCGGAGAGTCGGCTCAGCAAAATCGTCCGCGGTCACGTCGAGGCCAGCGACGTCGAACGAAAACTGATCGCGAAAGTGCTGCGGAAGCCGGTCGGCGAGCTGTTCCCGCTGGCGGTAGCGTCATGAGCGACGCCTTCGACTTCAAAGGTCCGCTCTTCCGCACCGACGAAGCGGCCGCGTACCTGAAATACCGTGGCCCGAACGCCTTACGGAGTCTCTACCGCTTTATCAAAGCCAAAGGCGTCCCGACGGCCCGGCGGTTCAGAACGCTGCTCATCAAAAAGACCGATCTGGATCGCGCGATCAGCCTCACCCAACGGCGGAGCGCCTAACCATGATGAAGATTTTTTGCTCATGGTGCGGCGCCGCGATGGGGGAGAAGCCTGGCCCGGCCGGCACGACGACGCACAGCCTCTGCCCCCGGTGCAGCGCGACGCTCCATGCCGATCTCGATGCGAGGAGCGCGGCATGATCCCGAAATTCCTCCGTCCAGAAGTCGTGCCCTACGCGAGTGTCGAGATCGTCAGGGCAGAGAAGAATCTCCCGCGCGTAGACCGTCAGTCGTCGCGCCCCGCGACAGGAACTACCGCGAACTCCGCAACGGAAAGGCTCTCGATGTCGGTCACGAAGAACGTCGCGCATACGCCTGGGCCGTGGGGCGTTCGGCTCCACAGCGGGACGTCCGTCAACGGTGCCGCGATCGAAAGTCTCGTCGAGACAGTGACCGTTGCTGTACTGCCGCGTCGAGCCGATCGACCGTACCCACAGAAAGAAGCCGACGCGAGCCTGATCGCGGCGGCTCCTGATCTGCTTGCGGCGCTGAAGGAAACGTCGTTCCGTCTCGCGGCCCTCGTCGCGGCCTCGGGAGATTTCTCCGACATCAACGCCAAGGCACTGGACGCCGCCTCGATCGTGATCGCCAAGGCGGAAGGGCAGTAAGCCATGCGGTTCCTGTGCGAAGCCTCCGGCTTGATCGTGCCCCCGAATGCGGATGGCCGCGGGACGTGTCCGCTCTGTCAAACGTCGTGGCACTCGCTCACCGTCGTGAAGAAAGCGTTGCGCGGGCACACCCGCTGGCGACGGGACGCGGATCCGCAACTGATCGCGATTGTCCAGATCCAAGTCGCCGCGCAAGCGGTGAGGAGTCACTGAATGAACGCTGATGTCTCGAAAGGGTTGCGCGAGTTGGCCGATTTTCTCGACGCCCATCCCGCGATCGAATTGAGCACGCCGACGCATCTGGTCTACGTGCAATCGCGGGAGCTGCTCGCGGACATGGCGCGGCTGGGCGGCTGGCGCAAGGTCTACAGCGACGACTATTTCCATCTCTCGCGCATGTTCGCGGGCGACGTCGAGTTGCAGGTCTTCACTGATCGCGCCACCGTCTGCCGCAAAGTCGTGACCGGCACGCGCGTCGAACCCGCGAAGCCTGAGCGCGAAGTCGAGATCGTGGAGTGGGTCTGCGACGAACCGTTGCTCGCACACGCGGAAGGGCAGTAACCCATGAAATACATCATTCACGTCAAGTACACCGACACCGGCAAATGGGTGACGCTCGGCTTCCCGAGTCCGTTTGAACGGGGTTTGCACGCCATCCTCCTCGCGTCGCAACCGGTGGAATTGCTGTTCGAGGACCGGTAACACGTTCATGGACAGCAAGGGTAACGAGCGGCTCGCCGAGATTCCACTTCGCAATGCGAAGGCGGAACTCCGCCGTGGCGAAACGCCGGTTCGGAAATTGAACCCGACGGCGGGCGAAGTCCTCGATATGGCGCGCGGCATTGTTCGCCTAGAAGCGAAGGCGATGGCCGCCGACATGGGCATCAGTCATTCGTTGGTGTTACGTGGGCTCAAGAGCGTGGACCATCTCAGCTTTCATCGGTTGTGGGATCTGTCGGATGAGTTCTGGATCGAATTGATCCTCGCGATTGCCAAACAGCGGTTACGACAGGTGGACGTGAGCACCGCCATCACCATCAAGAGGATCGCGTGAGCTATCGCACCGCCGAACAGATTCAGGCCGACACGTTGAAGCGGCTCAATGCCGACGGCGGGCCGGCGTTTCCAGATCATGCGTTGCCGCATCGGCACAACGGCATGTCGCTACGGGACTACTTCGCCGGGCAGGCGCTAACCCTGATCGGCCGGATGATTCGCGTGGGCTCACCAAAGGACACGCCAACAGTCGCACGGATGGCTTACGAGATCGCCGACGCCATGATCGCGGAACGCGAGAAAACTGTATGAGTCATGTCTGGCCGACCTCCACGGAAGCGATCAACGCCGCGAATTGGATCTTGATCATCGGCGGGATCGCGCTCGCGCTCCTGGCGATCACCTACACGCTCGATTGGATGCAAGATCGGTGGCAGCGACGCGTGGACGTCGCGCACGCGAAAGCCCTTGAGCAGTTACAGGGGGACATGGCCCAGCGGCGCGCCCAGGCGAAGGGGCCACGACGATGAACGAGCACGGCATCTGCGGCGTGGATGGTGACACGCCCTGAAGGCGGAACCGAGTGCGTCCTGAATGAGACCGTAGCCAGTCGGTTGTTGATTCTCAGGCCACGCGGCGAAATCGTCGGGCCACACAACGGCGGCGAAAGCCGAGAGGAAGATGCCCAAAGGTCCGAGCCGGGTCAGAACCGGCCAGATGCCATCACTGTTCGTGCGCGCCCAGGCGAAGGGCGGGAGCCGACGATGAACGTGAGCCTGCTCAAAAAGATTAAGACGCACATTCTCGCGGAGCCGGATGCCTTCCGCATGGATACGTGGAGCTGCGGAACGGCGCACTGTATTGGCGGATGGGCGCTCGTATTAAATGGGCTCAAGATTGCGAACCCTGACGAAGACGCCTGCTATCAGGCTCTCGAAGATGGACGCAATCCAGACGTGGTTGCCGCACGCCTCTTGGATCTCAGTGCTGACGTCGCTGATGACAGCTTGGACGACAGAACAGAACGGAGTCGCTTGTTCCTGTCAGATCATTGGCCTGATCGATTTATCGATGCGTACGAGGATGCTCAATCGTGCGCCGAGAAAGCGCAGATCGCGGCGGAGCGGATCGATCACTTCATCGCGACCAACGGTGCGGAATGACAGCGGTGGCGATCCACGAGCCGGGGACCAGACGATGAGCCGATGGAGCGCTGAGAGCGATTGTGACTATTGGGACGCGTGCCAGTGGCCGCGGCCTGGAACAGAACCCGTGTCGACCACCCCGCGAAAGGACTGCATTCGTGAAGATTATCAAGTCGACCGACGCGATCGAAGTTCAGCATCCGGTGTTCATGATCTTCGGCCAGCCGGGGATCGGGAAGTCGTCCCTCGGGTATTCCGCCGCTGATCCGCTCCTCCTCGATTTCGACAATGGCGCCCATCGGGCGGCGAACCGGCGCGATACCTTGCAGATTGGGACGTGGGCCGACGTCACGGAACTGACCGAGCATGTCGAGGCGCTCGCACCGTATCAGACGATCGTCGTGGACACCGTGGGCCGCTGCCTCGATCTGATGTCGACCGACATCATCGCCGGCAATCCGAAACTCGGGCGGGACGGCAATCTCAGCCTCCAGGGCTACGGCGTCCTCAAAGCGCGCTTCCGGCTCTGGATTGCGCTGCTACGGACACTCGGCAAAGACGTCGTGCTCATCGCCCATGACAAAGAAGAAGGCGACGCCGACAGCAAGAGCGTGCGGCCGGACATCACCGGTGGTTCGTATGCCGAAGTCATGAAGGTGTCCGACTTCGTCGGGTATCTCGCGATGAGCGGGAAGCAGCGGGTGCTCGATTTCAATCCGACCGACAAATGGATCGGGAAGAACCCGGCGGGCTGGGCGCCGCTCACCGTGCCGCCAGTCGCCAAAGCGCAGACCGTGCTCGCGGATTTGATCGTCACCGGGCGGGCCGCGCTCGGGGCGATCTCCGGCCAGAGCGCGAAGGTGGCCGCCGCGGTGGACGACTGGCGCACGGCGATCGACACGTTCCAGGCGCCGGAGGAGATCAACGCGGCCATTCCGGAAGTGTCCAAGTTGAACGCGACCACGGCGCCGCAGGTGAAGAAGCTGTTGAACGACCGCGCGAAGGCACTCGGGTTGGTCTGGAGTCCGGCGGCGAAAGCCTTCAGTCTGCCGCAGCCGGTGGAGCGGACGGCGTGAGAATCAGCACGACGACGCTCGAATCGTTCCGCCTGTTCATGCAGCCCGATCAGGAGTGGATGACCGAGCAGTCCTTGATCGACACCATCTGCGGCAAGTTCGTGCCGACGCCAGCGGTCCTGCTCGGGAAGGCGTTCGGCGAGGTGCTCGAGGATCCCGACAGCTACGAAGTGCCCGGGGGCTTTCACCACCACGACTATGCCTTTTCCGACGCGACGATGGCGCCGGCGCTCGCCCTCATCGATCGGCGCGGCGTCTTTGAAGCCAAGGCTACGAAAGCCTACGGCCCGCATGACGTGGTGGCTAAAGCTGATCATTTACTCGGCGCGCATCTGAGCGAGTTCAAAACCACGAGTTCGACCTTCGATTTCGACAAGTACGCCGATTCCTGCCAGTGGCGGTTCATGACGGATATTTTCGAGCCGTCGCGGATTACCTATCACGTCTTCGAGCTCGACGACCACGGCAACAGCGTGGTCGAGGTGAAAGCGATTCACAGCTTTGATCTGTATCCGTACGCCGCATTGCACGAGGACTGTGGTCGGTTGCTTGGGCGGTTTGTCGAGTACGTGACGGCGAAGGGCCTGGACGGGTATCTCCGGTCGCGCCAACAGGCCGCCGCCTGAAAGTCTGAAGCGGGCGGTTGCCAGATACACACTTTGCCTTTATGACTGCACTGAGACAGTTGCCCACGCTCGCCGAAGTTCAAGCAGACCGTGCGTCGCGGCCGAATTGGAAGTCGACGCAGACCCGACTCGATCAGAAAGTCGCCGATGGGAAAGACGACGCGAAGCACCTCCTCCAGTGGGCCAAAGACGTCAAGGCTCGCGACCAGGGCTGTTGTCGGGTCTGCGGCGTCCGCACCCTCACCACCCTCGACCGTGTCCCAAAGCGCGGCGAAGCCCACCACCTCAAAGGGCGCGCCGACAAGGCGGTCAGGGTCGATGTGCGGAACGGGATTTGGGTGTGTCTTCGGGATCATCAACGGTTACATGGGCGTGGGGTTCGTCTCCACGTCGTGGGGACGGCGGCGCAAATGTTCACGGTGAACGGGAAGCCGTATCTCAATGGGGATCTTCTGTTGAAATTTAAAGAGGCGGCGTAATGGCGAAGCAGAGCGCGCTCGACAAGGTCATTCGACAGTACGAGCTTGAACTGGAAATGCACCAACGCGCGGTGGAGAGCACGAAGGACATCATTGACCGACTGCGAGAACAGCGGACGGTCAAACGTGCCAAACCGCGAGCGGTGAAGAAAGTGGACGAGAAAGCCTCGTGACCCGCTGGCTGCTGGCGTTGAGTCGCTGGTGGCACGACTGGCACGTGCCGATCAACCGCGTCTCGGATCGCTGGATCAGTGACGCGTGGCGCGATCGACGGATTGACTGATGGCGGACGACTTCTATTCCGACGATATTCTGTGGGGCCTGCCGCCGGTCCAGCTGACTGTTCGATCCTCAACGCTCGAGCCATCCACGCCGGATCTGCTCGGGCTGTTGTACGCCGATTACGTCGAGCAAGAGGCGCATCTGTCGTCCGTGCAAGCGGACCTCACGACCACGCGTGAGCTGGTGCATCGAGCTCTTGACCGCGTCTCGGTCCTGACCGCGTTGGTCCAGCAACAAAACGCGAGGTTAGCCGATCAGGCGCAACAGATCCGCGCCCTGATGAAGTGCGACCCGGGACAAGGACGGTGACCGTGGATGGCGGGACCGACGCCCGGTGGCACGATGCCATCGGGTCCACACGATTGGCACGCGGTGCCCGGGATCGGGTATCGCTTGTCGCTGCCGCAGAGCGGGATCCGCTTCGATGTGACGCGGATCCGGCGGGAGCATCAGGAAACGATCGGCCTCCTGACGGTGCGGGTGACGTTCCGCGGCGCCCAGACCGTCGCCGACAACATCGTCTCCAGTGCCGACTTCAACTGTTCCGGGCAACGGTCCCGATCGGAACGGGCGAAGTTTCTGCGGGAACGGACACGCGCCGAGGACATCGACTGGGTGGGGCTCCTGGAGGAGCTGTGCCTACAGGTGCTCTCGGCGGAAGACCAGGGCGACCCGGAACGGCCGCTCGAGCAGGTGCCGATTGATGACGAGCTTGAGTCCGAGATGGACGCGGGCGGTCTGCCCGTTCTCCGGCGTCATCCGACGATCTGGTTCGGAGACGGTGGCTGCGGGAAGTCCTATCTCGCGTTGTCAGCCGCGGTGGACCTTGCGCAGCGGGGAGAACGCGTTCTCTACTGCGATTGGGAATTTGCCGGGGATGACCATCGGCGGCGGCTGCATCGGCTCGCAGGACCGGTTCCACATCTCGAGCAGTTGTTCTATCGACGGTGCGATCGGCCCTTTGTCCGGGATGTCGGGCGGCTCAAAGAAATCGTCGCCCACCGGCGGATCACGTTCCTCATCTGCGACTCGCTCGGGTTCGCGGCGGAAGGGGCACCCGAATCCGCCGAAGCGGCCACCGGTTATTTTCGGGCCTTGCGGGAACTCGGCCAGATGGGGAGTCTGCATCTCGCCCACATCAGTAAAGCCGAACAAGGCGATCAAAAGCCCTTCGGGAGTGTGTTCTGGGCCAATGGCGCCCGGAGCACCTGGTATCTCAAACGCACCGACGCGGAAGAAGGGGGAGACGGTCTAACAGTGGGGTTCTATCACCGCAAATCCAATGTCGGGCGGCTGCGGCGGCCCTTCGGAGAGCGGATGGAATTCCTTGGCACGGCAACCCAGATACGCCCGACCGAGATTGTGGCGCACGACGAGCTGGCGGCGAAACTCCCAGTTGCTCAGCGGATGCACTACCTCCTGAAACATGGGGCCATGCCCACTGACGAACTCGCCGAGATGCTCAAGACCACCGCCTCGACCATCCGCACGGAAGTGAAGCGGAAGAGTGGGACGTTTCTCCGATTGGCCGATGGGCGCATCGGGCTAGCGGATCAGTCATGAGCGCGTTGCAACCTGCAACGGCAAAAGCGCAATTTGCAACGGTCGCAGCGCAAAACCTCTCTCTCTCCTTTAGGAGAGAGGTTGCTGCAACCGTCCGAGAAACAGAGAAAACACCGTTGCACTCTGCAACGCCTGCGCCTTCTCAGCTATTCGGTCGTGCGCCAGGCGAGGATGACGCGGCATGAACGACGAAAATTCAAGAGACAGAAGACTTTGCGCGCAATGCAGAGCCTGAGAGTCATCACACCGTCCCAGCTACCGCATTGACGGTTCGGAGTCATTCGGAGGTCCGTTGAAAACGACGACACCGCCGCGCGTCAAGATTGTCGGCAAGGATCATCCGCATCGTGGCGAGTACGGGCGATTCACCGGCGAGACGATCAACGTGCTCGGCAATCACATGGCGCTGGTGAAGTTGGAGCACTGCCAGCACGGCACCGATGGGTGCTACGTGTCGCCGGGAGACATTCGCGAGGTCGACGCTGATGATCAGTACGTCTCGTTGCGAGGATTGCCTTGACGAGTTCACGCCGAACGGCCGGGTCTTCATGGTGCTGAAACGGATGCGCGATCTTCCGCCCGATACGGATCCGCGCGAGGTGCGGATGCTCGATAGTCTCTGCTTCGATCAGGTCTACATCTGCGAAGACTGCGCGGGCTGGTATGGCGATCATCCGATTGAAGTAACGAGTGAGGTTCTGCGTTGAAAGAAACATGCGGCGGATGCGGGGCCGTAAAAAGCTCCTGTGACGACTGGAAACGACAAGGCCGCGTGTGCTGTCCTGACTGTACGCATGGCAAATGCCCGCATGAGTGGGAGCAGGTGTGGATTGCGTTCGTTAACGGCGAGGCAAAGTTGGTCGGGCCGTTCCGTTGTCGTTTGTGCCGTGCGTTGCAGGAGGTGGATGAGTCACCGGCTTCTGACGCGGTAGATCCAATCGTCGCAACGGAGAGGCAGGAAGGTGCGACGCGCGATGAATGATCTTTTCGATCGGATTCTGTCATGAGGATGGCCGCCCAGCCCGTCAGGATGTAGATGGGGAAGTACGTCGTTCATCAGCTCGACTCGAATCACCGGACGATCCGGGATGGCCTGAAAGCGCGCGGGTGCTCGGTCTATTCGGGAGGCCCCTTAGATTTGATTGTGGGGCGTCAGGGGCGCACGTATCTGTTGGAGGTGAAGACGGCCAAGGGGAAGGTCCGCCCGTCACAGGAGGCGTTCCTGGCGCTCTGGCGAGGCCATGCAGTGATCGTTCGGACATTGGACGAGGCGTTGATTGCCGTCGGGCTGGAACTGCCGGCGGGATTGCGGCCACGTCAGGAGACGGCCTTTTGATTACGTCGGCGCTACGGGCGATAGGAGCGGTGCGGTGACGGTCTACAACTTTAGGTTCTCGGCCTTACCGGTGACGGTGCATTTGGTCGCCGACCGCCGTTTTATTTGGACGCGCATCGTTGGCGTGCAAGTTGGGGGGTGGTTCATTGGCGCGATTCAGGGACGTACCGCATCAGCTCAGTCGGAGGCTGCGGTACGAGGGCCTGAGGAGAACCCCTAGTGGCCACGCGCGCCAACACGTCGTCGTCGTTCTGGAACTCTAGGGGGATGACTCCCGCGCGACGGGATCAGTAGGAGGCGTGACGACGAACGATGAAGAACGTCAGACTTATGCGCGCGTAGACCTCTGCGACTATTTCATCGACAGGATCTACCGCGAGACACCTCCGAGGGAGATAAGTCACCATGGCGATTTACGCCGATCTCTTCGAGTTGCCGGAGAAGGAGCGCATCGACGCGATCGGGCACGCGGCCAGCGGCGGCGCGCTCGTGGCCTTCGTCGTAGAAGACGACGCCAAGGCTGATCGCTACCTCAAGCAGTTGCACGCGCGGTTTCGTATTCGCGTGATTGAGCGCGGTGCGGGGCCTGTCAAAGATACGGTCTTCGTGAAAGTCGGGCCAGAAGGACATTGAACATGACCGATTCTCAGAAACTCTGCACGACGAACGGCAAGGCCGTCGATGAAGTGCGTGCGAGCCAGACGAACGCCACGGGCCAACACGACGGCTACATCGTGCTCTGCCCAGATGAACGCGCGAAAGGCTTTATCCGACCCTATCGTGACGTGTACACCCATCTACCGTGCGGCACCACGACGACGATGGGACGGGCGCTGTCGGAGACGTATGCGCGGGATCCGTCGTTCTACGGCGCGACGTTTTGTGTCCGATGCAACGCGCACTTTCCGCTCATCGAATTTCGTTGGTTGGACGGCGAGCAGGTCGGCTCGTGACGGACGCCGGGAGCGTTCTCGTTGAGGACTCCGCGGTAGATCCAATCGAGGGGAGCGACCACTTGAGCGATTACGCGCGATGACCAAAGAAGAATTACGGACGGCGCTCAAACAACTTGCGGTCGAAATGGACGTCGCGATCAAGTTTGAGCGGTCGAGCAAGGTGACGTTACCGGTGCCTGCGGTGGATCGGTGGCGTCGTCGTCTGGTGGAGTTGTCGGAGGAGGATCTGCTGTGGACGTGAAGCCGGACGAGATTCGTCGCCTGCGATTAGCGTTCATTGCGTATCGTGAGGCTCAGCGTCGAGCGTATGGCGACGTGATCATTGAGCATTCCGGACGCTGCGGCGCGGAACTCAACGCACTCTTAGACGCCGTGAAAGACATCGCCGCCCCTGCGGTCCCCGCCCCCCAACCTCAAGAAAATAAAGACGATCTGTCGCGCGTAGACCGATCTGCCATCTCTGACGGACAGGATCTACCGCGTAAACCACAACCAGACAACTCTCAGCCGCCCGGCGTGCAAGCGGTCGAGGATCTGGCGCGTGCGCTCGCGTTCGTCGCGGAGTTTCAGGGCGATCCACGCTGTAGCCTGAACTGCCGACACGCGGAGGCCCTCTTAGCGGCATGGCGTGCACAGGATGAAGCCTTACAGGAAATCTTCGGACTCTGCGGCATTGATGGCCATGTGTCGTGTCCGGCTGATGTCGTCGGTTACGTCCGTCGTGCGTTGTTGGGAGCGGTCACCGGCGCGGACTCCGCGGTAGATCCTGTCGATGGGATAGGGGAAGGCGGTCTACGCGCGCCAAATGCTTCTTTTGACACGACTTCGACCCTCGCGGCGGTCCCCGCCCAGGAGGAGGGCATCACGCTGATTGCCGCGGAACGTCGGCGGCAACAGACCGCGGAAGGCTGGACGGCGGCGCACGATAAGACTCACCGCGAGGCCGAGATGGTCGCGGCGGCTTGTTGCTATGCCGCGCTGGCGAGGCGACAAGCCGACGGAACGGTGCAGAGTCGTGCAGAGCACATCGCGGCGCCGTCTGGGTGGCCGTGGGATTGGGAGTGGTGGAAGCCAAGCGACGATCCGAGGCGGAACCTCGTGAAAGCTGGCGCGCTCATCGCCGCAGAAATTGATCGACTGCGCGCCCCTGCCGCCCCCCACGACGTGCGAGAGACGACAGAGAACGACGATAAGTCTTTTGCGCGCAATGAAAAGCCTGTGAATCCATCCACCAATCCAGCTACCGCATTGCCGGACTGAGGTAACGCGATGAACGACGACGAAACGCTCGCCGACCGAAACATCAGGGAAGCGGAGCACACCATTCAGACGGAAGCCGCTGAATTAGAACGGGTGAAGAAACTGTTCTTCATGCAGCCGCCCGATGATCGTGTGGATGATGAGCCGCTTGTGCCGGCCCTGCCACCGGCCCCGCCGACGCGCCGACGGAAGCCGAGGCAGTTCCCAGAAATCGACGCGCTCGCCCGGTTTGCGAAAGCCGTTGAGCAGATGTCGCCACCGGCCCGTCGTGCGGCGATTGGGTGGTTGGCGGACAAGTATCTCGGTATTCGGTTGCGGGGAGCCGTCTCGAACGAGATTTTCGCGGTAGTTCCTGCCGATGACATAGGGCAGGAAGCCATTACGCGCGGGAAGACCTCTTCGTGAAATTGTTCATGAAAATGCCTGCCTCTCAGCGCGTGAATCTCGATCAAGCGGCACAGCACGCCGGCATTTCCCGTCGCACCCTTTACTACTGGATGGCGCACGGATCCTTACCCTACGTAATCATTCAGGGTGGACGACGCGTCAAGCTGAGCCATGTCCTGAAACTCAAGGATCGGCACGCGGATGCCTGACGACATGCGTCAGATGGGGACGATCCTCTTCTATGTGGACGCGCCCGACGATCAACAGCGCGTGCGACGGTTCGACATCGTGCAAGGCGTGCTGAGAGCCGATAGTGGGTGGATTTACGCCTGGCTGTTCGGGCATGTCTATCGGGATTTCACGACGCCGGAGAAATTGCAGCCCGGCTGTCGCGTGTCCTTCTCGGTGCTGCCGGATCGGCCGTATCTCGCAACGGAGATTTCGTATAAACCACTGAAATGATTACCGATGCCTGACGACGCGCATGGGACACGCCGCCAGTACAAACGGGGCTGCCGATGTTTGACCTGTCGCGCGGCGAATGCGAGGTATGAAGCGGCCCGATCGAGAGATAAAGCGAAAGGCATCAGACGGTTAGGCAGTCTCATCAGTGCGACGGATGCCAGACGGAAAGTCGAGCAGTTGAAGCGGGAACAGGTGAACGTGGCCGAGCGGCTCGGCTTGAAACGGGCGCGGGTGCGGTTGCACACTCGGATCACGGTGCGGACGTGGCTCAAGATTCGGGCGTTGTGGCGACGGTATCTCGTGGAGCCGGATCATCAGAATCCTTAGGAGAAATGGCATGCGACCATCGTGGGGAATGCGTCTCGTTGGCTGGCTGTTTCGTGGAGAGATTCAGAAGCTTTCCGCACTCCAAGGCCAGCTGACCTGCTCGGCCTACGTGCAGGGCGTGCGGGACGGCTATCACGGCGCGGCCGACATGCTTAGCGTGTTAGGCCATACGCGCGAAGCGGACGTGACGATGATCCGCGCGGCCGGACAGCACGTTGTTGATGGGCTGGAACAGCGCGGCCACTGGCCAGCCACACGCATTGAAACGCTGAACTGAGCATCACACACGTTATGGCCACCGACTATTGGAATGAACCGCAGCGCGCCGAGATTCGCGACTGGCTCCTCTGCCGCGGGTTCGTGCGTGACGATGACAGTCTCGGGATTGCGTGGTCGACGCGCATCGGGATCGACTTTACGACGCTGCTGTTCTGGCCGTTGGCGCGCCGCGAGGCGGATTCAGGCTGTGACGCGATCGTCGGGCATCATGCCAGCGGGCTCAATCCGCGGATGCAGATCGGGACGTGTGAAACGCTTGCCGACGTGCAGATGGTGTATGACACGATCCGCCTCATCAATGGCTATCCGACGCCGGAACCCCACCTGAATGATGTGAAAGTTCGGAATCATGCCTAGCGGGGGGAGACGGCCAGGCGCGGGGCTGAAGAAGGGCACGAAGCTCGGCCCTCGCAAGTCCACGATGGACAAGATCGCGGCCCGCGAGTACGTGCGTCAGATGGTCACGGAACGCCTCCAACCGCTCATTGAAGCCCAGATGGCCAACGCGATGGGTCTCAAGTATTTGGTGACTCGAGACAAGCGCAGCGGCAAGTTCATTCGGGTGACGGAAGCGATGGCCAAAGCCCGGCAGGGTGATTCCAACGAAGAGATCATCGAAGTCTGGGAGAAGGATCCGAATATCCAGGCCGCCGCAGACCTTCTGAACCGCACGCTCGATAAGCCCAAAGAGCAGGAGTTCGAGGTCAAGGTGAGCGGGGAAGTCGAGCTCGTGCAACGGCTCACCAAGGCACGGGAACGTGCCGGTTCCTGACGTCAATCTCGAGATTGCCGATTGGGTGGCGACGACCTATCACGACCCGCTGCGGTTTGTCGTCGGCGCCTATCCGTGGGGCGAACGCGGCCTGCTCCAACATCACGACGGCCCGGACACCTGGCAACGGGAGTTCCTCCAGTGGCTCGGGGAAGAGGTCACGGCCCGGTCGTTCAACGGGCATACCGCGGTACCTCCGGTCAGAGGCGCGACGAGCTCGGGGCACGGCATCGGCAAGTCGGTCCTCGTCGCGATGATTGTGGACTGGATCATGTCGACGCGTCCGCACGCGCAGGGCACGGTCACCGCCAACACCATCACGCAGCTCCAGACGAAGACCTGGGCCGCGTTGCAGCGGTGGACGAAGCTCTGCCTGACCGGACACTGGTTCACGGTCAACAGTGAGCGGATGTTCTATACGGGGTTCAGGGAGTCGTGGTTCTGCGCGCCGCAGTCGTCCAAGGAAGAGAACTCCGAAGCCTTCGCCGGCCAGCACGCGGCCGACAGCACGAGCTTTTACATCTTCGATGAGGCGAGCGCGATTCCTAATCCAATCTGGGAAGTGGCCGAAGGCGGGCTGACGGACGGGGAGTCGATGATCTTCGTGTTCGGGAATACGACGCGGTCGACTGGGAAGTTTCACGAGGCGGTGCATGGGGCGGCGCGGAACCGGTGGCATCCGATCATTATCGACAGCCGCACGAGCAAGTTCACGAACAAGGCGCAAATCGACGAATGGGTGCAGGACTATGGCGAAGACTCCGACTTTGTCCGTGTACGTGTCCGAGGCTTACCGCCAGCGGCTTCAGACCTCCAATACATTGATTCCCAGCGTGTCTATGACGCTCAACGTCGACGCATTGAACCACTGGCCGACGAGCCATTGGTTTGTGGACTCGACGTTGCCAGAGGGGGAGGCGACGATTGTGTGTTCCGTTTCCGACGCGGACCTGATGGCGCAACTATCCCGTCTCTTCGCATCCCTGGAGAGCAAGCCCGTGACTCCATGCGACTCGTGACCGTGGCGGCTGACGTCCTCGGGCGCAAGTTCAATGGCCGGTCGATTCAAATGCTGTTCGTGGACGGCACCGGGATCGGCGGCCCGATCGTGAACCGGCTCCAGCAGCTCGGGCACACCAACGTCGTGGAGATCCAGTTCGGGTGGAAGGCACCGGACGACAAGTACGCCAACTACCGGGCGTACATGTGGGGCAAGCTCCGCGACTGGCTGACGCACGGGTGTATTGACGACTCGCCGCGACTGGAGACGGATCTGACCGGACCAGGCTACAGCCACAACCGGCAAGATCAAATCGTGCTCGAACCGAAGGAACACATGAAGGCGCGCGGGGTAGACAGTCCAGACGATGGGGACGCGTTGGCGTTGACGTTCGCGCAGGTGGTGAAGCCGAAGGCGGGCGGATCGCAGACGGTGCAGTTCCCGCCGATCTCGTCTGGTGGGTGGATGAGCGCATGAGGTGGTGGGAATGACGATCAACATTGTCGAATTAGCCGCAGATCAGGATGACTGCGCATTCGACCAACGCTGCAAGTTTGGCAATCGTGTCGAAGATCACGCCGTGTATTGCCACAACGACGCATGGGTGGATGGTCCGCGCAAGTGTCGCCGTACTTGGTATACGGGCGGCACGACTCGCGATGAGGACTGTCCGGGGTTTCAGCCCAATGAAGCTTTTCAGGGATCGCTAGAAACGCCGATTCTGAATGCGCCGCTGTGCGGTACGTGCGGCGGGGCCAAATTGGTGCCCGCTGATCCACAACGAGGGACGGTCGAAACGTGTGATCGCTGTCAGGGAACCGGCGAGGAGCCGCCACGTATTGAGTTGGCGAAGTGGGAAATCTACGTCTTGGAGTCCTGTATCGGGGCGAGCCATCAGCATCCCTTCGATCATCACACCGCGATTCTGAGCGGTGAGCCATTTCGTTTGAAGGAATTCCCCGATCGCCTACTGGAAGAAGGGCTACTCGAAATGCGCTCCGTTGGTCGGGACGGTCCTGCGTTGATCCATACAGTGCGACTCACGCGAAAGGGCTATGCGGTTCTCATCGCCTGCTGGAACAAGCAGCGCTGAGGGCCACGGGCCAGAAAATCTTCAGGCCAATTCCGTAGATAGCAGCGAACAGACGAGTTCAGGCGCGGTTGAACCACCGCGAAGCCCGTCGCATCATCGCGGGTATGCCTGATGTGGAACCGGTGTTGACCTCCACCGTTGACGTTCCGAATCCTGCCGTCCCACGACCCGACATCGTCCCGATGCAGCCCGCCGGTGTGGCGTTCGTCGGTGATGCCCCGCCAGCAGGTGTCGCACCGGACCCGCCGATGGTCGCCAATCCCGCGCAGACCGACCTCGCCAAGATCCTGACACTCGCGCGAGCGGCGCACATGGCATATCGGACGGCCGCACCACGGCTGACGAACGGCCAGCAGGTGGAAGACCGCACCGTGGCGCTCGAGGCGCTCTTGCGGGCGCTGGAGCTGCGGGAGACGGCCGAGATTCTGGATGACGATCACAGCGATCCGGCGTGGGTCGATGATGTGGCGCTCGGGTACAGCCAGCGGGATCTGTTGATCTATTACCGGCAGAAGAAAGCGCAATACCTGCGGTGACAAGCTTGGCGCCGCCGCAGGTGGTTGGCAGACTGCTTGAGCACCGTGCACGGTTGTTGGAAGCCCGGCACCCACTTGACGCGATGGTGGCGGACTTGGTGCCGACGGAGTACGAGGAACTAGAGCGATGGTGGAAGACGTGTACTGACGAACCGTGCGTGCCCGACGTGCTGTTCGGTATGCGGATTCGGCTCGTATGAAGGACGACACCGGCGCCGACGACAAACCCGCCGAAACCGCGCACGAAAAACTTCTCAAGAAAGCCCGCCAGTGCTACGCCCTCGGCGTCGACGCGATCAAACCCCAAGTCGAACGTGAGAAGGACGACCTCCGCTGCCAGGTGCCCGAACTGATCTGGCCCGACGCGGTCAAGAGCTACCGGGCCGGTGAAACCGTCGGCGGCATGACGATTCCGCCACGGCCGACCATCTCGATTCCCTCGCTCGCGCAACCCGTCCAGCTCGTACTCAATCAGGAGAAAGCCGCGCATCTCGGCGTGCAGATTCACGCGCTGTCCGAAGATGCCGATGAGGACACTGCCGAGATTCTGCAAGGGCTGTATCGGCGGATCGAGGTGGACAGCCGGGCCGGGCTCGCGCGGAGTTGGGCGTATGAACGCGCGGTGAAAGCCGGGCGCGGCGCGTATCGGGTGCTGACCGAGTACGCCGACGACGGCGGGCACTTCACCGACCAGAAAATCGTGATCAAGCGGATCCTGCATCAAGAGGCGGTGGTGTTCGATCCGTTCGCGCAGGAACCGGACTGGAGCGATGGGCGGTGGGCGTTCGTGACGCAGTGGGTGCCGTACTCCCGGTACAAACAGGACTATCCCAAGTCGGAGCTCTCGAAGTACGGGCAGAGCAGCGACGACCCGGAGGGCTTTTTCGATCAGATGCCGGAGGACGAGCGGCCGCACTGGATTCAGGGCGATGGGGAAAGTCGCGCGGTGCTCGTGGCCGAGTTCTTCTACCTGGAGTTCACCGAGAAGACCCGCGTCCAGTACGACGACGACTCTGACGGCTACGACGACGCGGTGCCGGCAGGACGGAAAGTCAAGAAGGACGGCCGCTCACGCAAAGAGCAGGTGCCGAAACTGAAGTGGTGCAAGCTGAACGGCGGCGAAGTCCTCGACGAAGAGGAACGCGACGGTCGCTACATCCCGATCATTCCGGTGATCGGCCAGGAACTCCAGCCCTTCGATGATGACCGCTACTGGGTGGGGATCTACGGGCCGAACAAGGAAGCCGCACGGATGTTGAACGTGGCGGCGTCGAATGCGATCGAGATCGCGTCGATGGAGACGAAAGCGCCGTACCTCATCGCGGAAGGCCAGGAAGAAGGGCACGAGAAGGAGTTCCTGCTGGCGGCGGTGCGGCAGTTGCCTTACGTGCGCTACAAGCCGACCGCGCTCAATGGGCAACCGGTGCCGCCGCCGCAGCGGACGCAGATTGACACCAGCCGCCTCGGTCCCTCCATGATGCTGCTCGGGATGGCGCGGGAGTTCATCCAGAGTGGGACAGGAGCCTTCAGAGAGACACTCGGCCAGGCGGACCCGTCCAATAAGACCAAGGGCGGGATCATGGCGCTGCAAGATCAGCACACCCGCGGGAACAGCCATTTCCTCGACAATCTTGCACAAATTTCGATCACTTACGAAGCGAAGGTGGTACTGGACCTGATTCCCTACGTGTATGACCGGCCAGGTCGCGTCGCGCGCACGCTGGACCTCGAGGACAACGCGAAGACGGTGATCCTCAATCAGCCGTTTGTGCCAGGGCCGAACAAGCGCCCGCAACCGTTACAGGAAGGGCCGCAGACAGACGCCCGCGTCCAGGATCCCAACGATCCCGCGAAACGCTACGACCTGAAGAAAGGGACGTACGGCGTGGCGGTGAGTGTCGGGAAAGCGCGTGAGTCTCGCATTGAAGAAGGCTCCGACGGGCTGTCGATGCTGTTCCAGGCCAACCCGGCGCTGTTTCAACTGTTCGGGGATCTGTGGTTGAAGTTTCAGACGTGGCCGGGGCACATGGAAGCCGCCGAGCGGGCGAAGAAGATGCTCCCGCCGCAACTGCATCAGGAAGACGACCAGCAGGCGAAGCAGGCGCAGGAACTCGGGCAACTCAAGCAGGCCGCACAGGTGATGCAGCAGCAGCTGCAACAGGCGGGCGAGATCATCAAAACCAAGCAGATCGAGCAGCAGGCCAAGATCCAGGCCGAACAGATTGGCGCGCAGAAGGACGTCACGATCGCGCAGCATCGGGACGCGACGACGCTCCAGAAGACGCAGATGGACAACGAGACGCGGCTGGCGGTGGCCGAGCTCGGCGCCAAGATCGAGCGGATGACGTTGTTCCTCGAAGAACGGGCGCGACTCGGGACGCAGGCGCACGAGGTGGGGATGGCCGCGATGGGGCAGCAGCACGCCTTAGAGGCCGGGCAGCAAGGGGCCGCGATGGACGCGCAGGCGGCTGACCAAGGGCAGGCGCACGCGCTCGAGCAGCAACAGCAAGCGGCGGCGTTGGCGCCTCCTCCGGTGAGTGGGAACGGCAGTGGCGCATAGGATCATCGCGTTACCGCCGAGCTGTGCGACGTGTGGGGTACGGGTCCGCTGGACCGATTGGGACATTTTGACCACGCAGTACTTCTGTCCCGCTCATGCGTGGTGGACGCAGTTGCAAACCGTGGATCCGGTTTGGCAGACTGAGAGTGACGATGCCGAGTAAGTCAAAGAGTCAGCAGCGGTTGATCGCGGCCGCCGAACATGGGGCGAACTTCCCGAAGGCGCAGGCGATCCGCAGTTCCATGACGCTCAAACAGATGCACGACTTTGCGTCAGGGTCGATGAAAAAGAAGCCAGAGCACGTTGGGAAGAAGCGATGAACAGACGCGGGTTTCTCGGCGTGCTCGCAGCGGCAGCGGTGGCGCCCTTGGTGCCGACACAGGCGAAGGCCGTCCCTCGTCCAGTACTCACTGCTCCGCAACTGGATCCGGTTATTGGATGGACGGTCAGGGAATCTGATCTTGCGCATTATCCGTACACGCGCGTCGGTCAGACCGTGACCGTAAGGCTGCCGCAGAGGTTCCGAGTGACGTAAACGCAGGTTTGACGGCTCGCTAGTCCCGGCCGGGACGAACACCGCTCACCCCGAGCGGCGCGAGACGACAAGGGGACGCAGACAGGGGACTGCGATGGCTCATCCGAGCCGTTGCCGTCCCTTTTTTGTTGTCCCTGAGCTTGTTCAAGGGAGCGACATGGAAGGCGCGGGAGTCATTCAGAGCGGCGATTTCGAGCTCCAGAGCAGTCACGAAACGCCCGAAGAAATGCGCGAGGCGCTCGCCGTCAACGACCCGTCCACCGGAACGGCTGTTGAAGACGCGCCCGCGCCACCGCAGCCCGAGCCGCCGACACCGCAGCC